AGATCATCATATTTAGCATCTTGGGTTCAGGTTTAGCCACGATGAAACTGTGCGCTGGAAAATCATGTCCGCGCGTTGATGACATATTCAGGCCACCAAAAACAGGTTCTTAGACGTCTACCCTTAACCATTCGTCGGCCTCTTCAAACATCTCTTCAAGCAGACGGTTAAGAATAGCCTTATCACTTTTACTGGCATCGGTGTTAATACTGTTCGCCTGCATCGGTTTAACCTTGACCACGGAGTCAGGAAATACGCGGTGTACCCGCTTGGTCAATTCAGCCAGGATCAGACTATTGGCTCCCGGTATTTCTTTCACGTTCCGCTTATCATAAATCAGTTCAATACGCATGATTTCACCCCTTAAATTAATGTACTGGTTGAATATACAGTATTGTCTGATGGTTTGCCAAATGGTTTTAAAGATGGCGTCGGGTAAAAGTGGGAGGAAAATCGGCGGGCAGTTTCCGGTGAGTTAAAAACGGTAATGATCTGGTGTTAGCGGGCTTGTTGCAAAAAATGGAATTGTCATGAAAACTGAGGCTATTCATCTCTTCTTCAGTGAGTCCACATCGCCCCTAGCGATTTCAAATGGAAACATTTTGCTCCCGAGATCATCCTGTGGTGCTTACCTTGGTAAGCTTCAACCGCGATGAGTTATGCCAATGTCAGCGATATGCTGGCAGAGCGTGGGATTTCCGTTCATCGCTCTTTGATATTTGGCTACGTCGTGACGAACCTGAACGTCGAGTGCGGGAAAGATCCGCTTTTATGAATCAGCTCTTTAATATTGAGACGGTTTTAGCTTAATTATTCCACCCATTAATGAGTAAAATCACTGACTCTCATTATTTGCAACAACCCCTTTCACTCGGTACTTTGATTTGTGCTGGAAAATTAGCAAAGAAACCACCATGAAAAATACTTCCTAATCCAGATTTGTATTTTTCGTAGTCACAATCACTTAGTAGCATAATAATTGCGCGGTGCTCTCCATTGACTTTTATATAGTCATTTGAAGAGGCAGATAATCGAATGTGAGTATATTTCATAATGGGTTCTTTTTTAGTAAAAAAAAGCCCTTATCTCCGTCGGTTTGATAAGGGATGCCAAACGGCCAACACCAGGGAAACATTAATATAGTTGCAGGATAATATATAAATAGAGCGATAACGTATGATTTAAGTCAAATTTATAACCAATTAATTGATTTTATTGATGAATTTAATTAGTAAGCTAATTATTATAAATATAATTAAAATGAAATGTTAATTTTAAGGCTCTATTTACCATCGCTAAATCCCACCCATAAAAAAACCAACCGCAATGGGTTGGTTTTTAAGAGATTATTTGGTCGGCATGAGAGGATTTGAACCTCCGACCCCCGACACCCCATGTCACCCGTCTCTAACCTTTGAAACCCGCATAGACACTGGCTTTAACTTGGCTTAACTGTATAAACAAACAGTGCATTTTTTACGATTTTCACTCTATACACATCAACGACTTAGGGTATGGTTTTACCATTCCTCAAACTGCAATTTCCCCGTGCGGAACTTCCACCCATGCAACATGGTTCTCTGTATAAATCTGCGTTGATTTAGCATCGCTATGAGCCATGCGAGCTTGCGGATCCATGCCTTGTATTTTAAACATGTGGGCGGCGAGGGCGCGGATCTCATGAAATGTTGGGCGTTGCTCAAAGGGCAATTTAGAACCTACACCGACTTGATCTCGTAACGTAGAAAACGCCCGACTCAAATAATCAGGTGCCACTTGGGTTGGGTGGCGAACTTCTTTGCTGATGGGATTGCTACGATTGAGTGGTAAGCGATGGACGACATACGGACTGGCGATGTTATCCCGGCTTTCATCAATGATAGCTTTGAGGACATTGCCAATGGGTATGGCCACATGAGAAGCCTCTTTGTGCTGAACCTTTTGACGATGAATATAAAGCATCCCATGAATGCCATTTACTGGCTCGTCATACATTTTACAGCCACAAACACCTTCTTTGGGTTGGCTGATATTGTAACGAATACGTGATACTTCTAATCGTGCCTGGGCAGTTTGAATTGCCAGATCCATTGCAGTTCTCAACCATCGATCAGCAGCATTACGAATTTTAATAAAATCTTCAATTGATAACCGGCGTCTTATTTTGCTATCTGTTCGCCGCATTTTTTTACGCGCGGCCGGATTATCCATCATCAGTGATTCATCGACCGCATAGCTGAATAGTTTTTTTAGAAAGCTGGCTTTACGGTTCTGAACATTTGCTGATGCATCAGCATGATAGTGTTGGATGAATCCATTTACGTGCTCAAGGTCGATATCGCAAGTGACAATATTGGAAAAATATTCTTTAACTCTCACTTTGTCGCTTTCCCAGTCGGCCTTGGTCGCTGCTGCTGGTTTTTCATCAATAATTGCACGGGCTAATATTTTATCAACATGCTCTGAGAATGGACGTGCTTCGCCATTATTGCCGCCAGATTCCCGGATCAGTGAATGGATAGAAACCGTTTTTTCTGGGCGCATTTGATTGTTGTATTCGCGCGCAACAGCGATGGCAATAGCACGATCAGTGCCGAGAGATTTTCTCTTGCCGGTAACCAGGGTAAAACGATAAACACCCGTAGATTTATCAAAATACAGTTGGTCTGGTAAATGCCTGTTTACTCGCTGTCGGGGACGGGCTGCCATGATTTACGCCTCAGTAATCATTTGATGAACAAGTGATGAGATTGCCGTTTCAACTCCCCAACGTTCTGAGGAATTAACCCAGATACCCCCATCAATAACTTTTCCTTTCAGTTTTCCAATCTCAATCCAGCGCTTAATAGTTCTATTATCTGGAACAGACCCCTCTTCAAACTCACGCTGGCCCCATGCGCTTGCTTTCATCAATTTTCCACTTTTAAACATGATGACTCCCCCACACTGTTTATTAGTAGACCCGCCGCAAACGGGCCATGAACAATTTTATTCACTATCCGGGCTGGTGGCCGGTATCAGTTTTTGATAAATAGCTGAGACATACCTTGCCTGGTGCAATGCATCGGCCAGTGCATTGTGCCGTTCGCCATCAAAAGGCATATCGCGCTTGGGATCAAAGCCGATTGCTCGCCCAAGTTTTACGATGGTGCGTACGTCGAGATCATTAAACCAGCTCCAACATGGTTGTAACTGGCAGCGCTCATAGGCTGAACGAAGAATAACGTTATCGAATGCTGCACCATTACCCCAGACGTGTAAGTATCTGGTGTGGCAATGTTCAGCAGCAAATTGATTTAAGTTCAATAAAGCGGCTCTGATCGGCGTTGGGTCATAGGCAATCGCTGAACGTGCCTCACTGCTTTGGGTTAGCCACCAAAGAATGGTGCTAGCATCAGCGATGGCACCGAGGGACATTTCACTTTCGAGATCAACCGCGGTATAAAATTCAGCGCCAATTTCGCCGGTAGCCGGTTCAAAGAATACTGCGCCGATCGCCACTATCGGGGCGTTAGGCTTGTTGCCCATAGTTTCTAGGTCGATCATTAGGTTTTTCATTTATTGTCCTTGGTTGCTTAAATAGAGAACGCCATCGACCGGCAGGCATTCATATTCAGGTGGTAAGCCTTGCTGCTGAATGTCAGCCAGGCAGTTCTTATCATCGGGATAGACATAGCCTTGCGGTTCGTACTGGCAGGGCTGGAAGGTGTAGCAGACCAACAGAAACAGTCCGACGCTCATAGGCTTTGCCCTTCGCCAACCAGTTCGTTGTAACGCTGGATAAACATGGCACGAGCCTGAACGGGGCCTACGGGAATAATGGTGATGTCCCCTGACGGTGGGATGCCTTCGAGCATTGGCCAGACTTTGCCATCATCAATATCCAGATCACGACGTTCGGTGGCCAGCATGACCAGATCGCAATAGTGGACAGCAAAGCCCATCCCATCAGGAAGCCCAAACTTTTCTCGGATAACCCAATCAATCTGGCGTTCTACAGCTTGGTAATCAGGCAACAGGCGTTTAAGTGGGGAGGGAATATCTTTGCAATAGGCTTCGCTGGCATCGTGTAACAACGCTTCCAGGGCAAATTCAGCGCCGATAATCTGGCTCATCAGAACGCTATGTTGTGCCACGCTGTAGAAATTCGGTAAATGACCGGCAAAACGGCATTCATGCGATAACGCCTGGGCGATATCTTCAATACAAATACTTTCAACGGCAGGATTTGAATAATCAAAATGGTGGCCGGAAAACGTTGTAATACACGTCATAAATATACTCCACACGGTTTTTAGGTAATACTCCACCAAATACCCCATCGCTGGGATATTTGAGGTTGTACTAATAATTAATATTTAAGCGCTGAAATTACCGATAAAGGTTTCTATTTCGATACCGGTAAATTTAGAGATAAGCAGATCTCGGAATTCTTGAGCTATTTTCTCTTGTTCACCTTCGAGTTGGACAATACGCAAGACCAATACAGGAACGTCGCCGCCGGTCAGAATACTGTAGCGTAATTTAAATCGACGCTCTCCCAGTCCTTCATATGGCACACATTTAAACTCGAAACCGGCAGGCATAATATCTTTGCTTTTGGCCTCGACGGTTTCCATAATTGAACGCTTGCCGCTGAAATCATTATCTTCATGATCGGCAGAACTGGTTGATTCAATGGTAATGCGGCGTACTGCGCCGACTGCTTGACGGATATCCAGAATGTTACCGTCAGCATCAAAAGCCATAAGGTATTCGCGCCAATCTTCCAGCCATTCAGCCAGTTCTTTCTGGCGTTTTTTCTGGCCGTCGATAGCCAGTAACTCACGGAATGGGGCAGTCTTTTTAAGTGATAGGTTGGCGGTGTTATCCGCGTGGCCAGGCTCTTCGAGTGTCCCCAAGTTAAATACAGTCTTGGCACTCATATCATCGGCATCGATAAAGCAACGCACACCATTACCTGCGTAACCAGAGGAATATTTAACATACTCATCAATGCTGTTGGTTTTTAAGTTGCCACGGAAACGAAAACGACCGTTCTGGAATTTTTCGAGGCTGTGAATAGCAACATTATCGGGTAAGGCAATAGTCAAGCAATCGGCAGAAGATAACTTTTCTTCCACTAATGTGGTCATTGCCATATTACGGATTTCTTGAATTGCAGACGAGTTTAATGCTTGAGACATATGAAGTCCTTAATATAAATAATAAGATAAATAGAATATGGATTTAAATTAATTACGTTTAATTAACAGTTTTTAATTTGCCGTCAGTATCACCTTTAATAGTAAATAACTGACCTTGGTCTTCCTGCATAATTGCCAGCTTACCGCCTTTACCCACATACATTGGTGTTTCGGTTGTATCTTCTTCGGAAGATTTACCGCGTGGTGTCGGCGTCGTAAATTTCAGTTTATGGGCGATCATGACGCGTTTTTCTTCCTTTGAGTTACTCATCCGCGACAGATCAAACTCAACGATGACTTTACCTTTACCGCCGTTATTCAGAACGCCCAATGCTGCGGCATTTAAAGCAGCTGAGAATTTGTTTTCAAAAATACCGGCATCTAATTCACCAAGAAAATCTGGCACATTGGTTTTTCTATCTTCACTACTCATTGGGGTGACCCTCAGTTATGCAGTGCAATACTGCGGTTAGTTACTCCACACACATAGAGAAGGGCACCGTAACGGGGGCTTTATACTGTACAGGTTTAAAGGGATAACCCGCCCGGAGCACTTCTCTGTGTGAAAAGGGCGGCTGGCCTAATCTGGTGTTGGCAGGCGCAGCCGCAAAAGACACAGCACAGCAATGGAACTCAAATCTGTGCCTGGTTACTTCTCCACCTCAGGCGGCGGTGGTATCCTCAAAGTCCCTACAACAAGGAGGATTTTTCTGTGAACAATGAAAATATAAACATTCGTCTTAAAGCTATGGAACTTGCCATTACGCGTCTTGCAACTTCAATTACTGAAAATGGCGGGCCATCATCTACAGATCTAGAAGGACACATTCTTTATTTTCGAGAGCGTCTTGGTCGTGGTGATTTAGAACCTCAACAAGAACTGATTTTCAAACAAACACTGGCGCTGCTTGATCCGCTATCACCAAAACCAGGCGACCTGTTTTAATTATCCGTTTCACAAAGGCTTTTACTGGTGTAATAACCACGCTTCACGGCTGCTTGATTACTCAGCATCGACTCAGCGAGGCGTATGTTTTGGTTGGTTTTTGCATTAGGTTTAAGTTTCTGGAGTTCTTTGGAGTCCTCGAGCAACAAACGAATCAATGCAATTTCACATTCATTAATAGCCTGGTATTTAAGCCCGGAAGGTAGGTTAAATGTCCTGCCTTCAAGTTTATCGCTATCTTTTTTGCTGATTTCCATCCTGATTACTCCACACTGTTAACCCTACTAAGCGAATCATCCGGTGTTTCTATGCCACCGGCAGCTACTACGTGGGCGTCCTGCCTGTTCGCTGTTTTGTTGAAATCATAATGCTACCAAAAGTAGTGAATATCAACTACAAAAAGTAGAAATAATAAATATATTCATACGAATTTGGTTTAGTTATTGAATTTTAGGCATAAAAAAAACGGCGAAGGCCGGTTCTAATTGATTAGATAGGATTAAGCGAAGTCGTTAAACTTTAATGGTAGGTGTTTGATTAATTTACCAAAAACATAAAGATCACTCATTTCATTGGCTTCAATAAAAAATGGTGGGTATTTTTCGTTATCAGAGAGTACCGCCAATTTTCGACCTTTCACTTTTTGCAGGCGCTTAACAAAGGTTGAGTCTTCAAAATTGAAAACATACACACCATCGCCATTGAAGTGATCAATTCTTGTATCAATAAACAGTAAGTCTTTTGGGCAAAGCGTCGGCATCATACTATCGCCATCGACATTCATTAACTCTATTCCATCCAGTGACTTACGTCCAAATAGTTCATAAACTTTTTCTACTGGAAATTCAATTGAACTGATTAGCGTTGGGAACTCGTTATTGATATAGCCATTCCCCGCTGAGGCAAATACTTCTAGCTGTCGGATTTTTACGACTTTTTTATCAGCTTCAACAGTGCCAGCAGTGGTAACACCATAGTCTAAATAAGCGGGTGAAACGCTTAAATGGCTAGCGATTCTAAGCATTTTCTCATCCCGTGGTTTTGCTGTACCCAAGGTATAGCGACGCGCCATCTCGTAAGAGACACCACTAACTTTGGCTAAATTGCTTACGCTGACTTCTTTCTCCCTTAAAAGCGAGTTCAGTCGGGCGGCAAAATCATCATATTTAATTTCATTTTCTACCATGAGTAGAAGATTACAACCGCTACTATGATTAGTCATTTCTATTTTTGGTAGTTGATTTAAGCTACTTTAAGTAGCATTATCTCCGAATGGAAAATTCAGGAGGTCAGAATGGCTTTTAAATGCAAAAACATTACCGATGAAGCGATAAGGGCTGTTGGTTCTCTATCTGCTGTCTCACGGCGGTTTGAATTTAAATCTGTGCAATCAGTTGCGAATTGGATCATCAACAACCAAGTGCCTGCTGATCGGGTTATTCAGTTATGTGCAATGGGGCAATGGAAGATCACTCCACACCAGTTACGTCCAGACATCTATCCCAATCCGCGTGACGGTATGCCCGTTACAGATGCAGCGTAGTGGTATTCCCAGCAAATTATCACCACCAGAAAGGAAGAAACATTGTGGATAACAGAAATTTCCCAACCCCTGATGACATTAGCGCATCTATACACGCTCTCATCACCGCAACACCCGGTGGTTATGAACGCCTGGCAGATGAACTCCATGCGGGAGCAAGCCACAACGCATTGAGGAATAGAGTCCGTCAACATGCAGGGCAAGCGGTACCGATTGGTATGGCGATCACGCTGGAGCAGATTAGCGGTCGTACTGATATCACTGAAGCTATGTGTAAACGTGCTGGTGGGGTGTTCGTCAAATTGCCGGATGTGACCCAGATGGGCAATGAAGAGCTGCTGATTAAATTCAACGAGCTATTGGCTGCTTTGGGAGAGTTTGGTCGGGCGCACAACGAGTTTACGGCTGATGGTGTTTTAGATCGGCAGGAAAGTAAGCGGTTGAAAGCCAAGGGATACAGAGCGCAGTCGATTATTGCAGAGATTTTGGTGGTAACCGAATTGTTGTGGGGTGACGCCACAGATTCGCGGTCTGTGGCGTCGGGCGCATTAACTAAACAGTGTGGAGTAATTAACGCATGAACATTGTAACTGCTAAACGTCCTATACCGCAACTTCGTTGCTTGCCAGCGGTTGGGATGGAGCCATTTCGTTATGTGTTGAGAATACCCGGCAGTTGGTTACCTGTCACCCACCAGACCGTAGCGGAGGTTGTGGACACATTTCGTTATCTGGCGCTGCCTGCGCCTAAGGCGGCTTGATATGACTGAGCAATTTGAAGAACTGGATCGGCATTATGTCGATAAACGCGGTGTGCGTGTTCACGTTATCCGCTTCAACCGATTAAGCCGTCAGGTTATTTATCGCCGAGCAGGTTACGAGCATGAGCTGTGTAAGCCGCTGGCGCGTTTCAGAAAAGAATTTAAGCAGGTGGGAGTATGAGCGTAAAGCTATCCAGTTATGTGTGGGACGGCTGTGCGTCGGCGGGAATGAAGATAGCTAAGGTTGCCATCATGGCTCGCTTGGCTGACTTCTCGAACGATGAAGGTGTGTGCTGGCCATCGGTGACAACTATCTCGCGCCAAATTGGTGCAGGTGAAAGCACGGTACGTACAGCTATCGGTGAATTAGAACGTGATGGCTGGTTGATGAAGAAGACACGCCGAGTCGGCAACCGCAACGCCAGTAACGTCTATCAGTTAAATGTCGCCAAACTTCGGGCTGCGGCTCATGCGTCAGAATCTGACACCTCAAAATCTGATGGGTCAAAATCTGACGCATCAAAATTCGACGGGTCGGGATCTGGCAAAAATAGCCATTTTGACCCGCCAGAATCTGGGGGCGATCCGTTAGTAAATTCAAAACAAGATCCGTCAGATAAAAAGACTGTTGGTCAACCGCCGATGGCAGCTGACCCGCAGCAGGTTGATAAATTAAAAATTGATTACCCAAAAGTCCTGGAGGCGTATCACAGCATCCTCCCAGAAATGCCCGGAGTACTGGATATGACCGCTGATCGTCAAACCAAACTACGCAAACTCTGGAAGAAGTTCGACTTCAATCAGGAACGCTGGGCGGCTTACTTGCGCTATATCGCGAAGCATTGCCGTTGGATGCTGGAAGACCGGCCGAACGCGACAGCGGGAACGACTTGGCGTCGAAAGAATTTTGATTATCTGATTACCGAGAAGTGCTATATCGCCGTCAAGGAAGAACGAGCCAACGATTTGCCAAAAGTGGCACGGGTTGATTCGGCGGGGCGGGATGAGGCATTCGGGCGTTTGGTTTCACAGCGTCGTAAGCCGCAGAACGCGGTTGAGGAATTAGCTATTGCCGCAGCAAAACGCGCAGGGCTTGGCCGGATGAATGAAGTCATGGCGCGTTCGGCATGGAAAAGTATCTGGGCAGAAGCGCAAACGACGGCGAGTGAGAATGAATTGAAGGAGCTGGCGTCATGATTGATTTTACCCAAACCCAGTATGTTCAGGATCTGGAAGCACTTAAATCGAGTGAAAGTCATTTGTTAAAAAAGGTTGGCGATCAGTGGCGTACCCCCGATGCATTGTTCTGGGGTATCAATCAGATGTTTGGCCCACTGGTTCTGGATTTATTTAGCGACGGCGATAACAGCAAGTGTCCTGATTACTACACGGCGGAAGATAACGCGCTGGCTCAGAATTGGGCAGAACGGCTGAAAGAGCTTAACGGTGCCGCGTTCGGCAACCCGCCGTATTCTCGCGCTAAGCAACACGACGGTGAATACATCACCGGCATGACGCACATCATAAATCACACCGTGGCCATGAGAGAAATAGGTGGGCGGTATGTGTTCCTGATTAAAGCGGCTACCTCTGAGAGCTGGTGGCCAGAGCACGCTGATCATGTGGCATTCATTCGTGGGCGAGTCGGTTTTGACTTGCCATTGTGGTTCAAACCCGCCGATGAGAAACAGGTGCCTAGCGGTGCATTCTTCGCGGGTGCGGTTGCTGTATTTGATAAAACGTGGACGGGGTCAGCGACGAGTTACCTCCGATTGGAGCAACTGCTGGCAACCGGCGAGGCATTTTTAGCCCAGATCCGCAGGGAAGCTGCCCGCCTGGTACCGCAAGGCCAGCAACAAAGTATTCCTGAAATTATTCCGGTACTGGGTAGTGAGGTTTCGGCATGCTCCTAACCCTTCCATTCCCACCCTCAGTCAACAGCTACTGGCGCGCCCCGAGCAAGGGGCCGTTAGCCGGTCGCCATCTGATCAGCGCCAAAGGGCGTCAGTTTCGTACCGAGGCGTTGGCCTGTGTGCTTGAGCAACTGCGGCGGGTGCCAAAAATCATCACTGAGCCGGTATCGGTCGCCATCGTTTTTTATCCCCCTAATTTGATACGCCGGGATCTGGATAACTTCCTCAAAGCCCCTCTAGATGCATTGACTCATGCCGGTGTCTGGGCTGATGACAGTCAGGTGAAAAAATTAACGATGGAGTGGGGGCCGGTAACCAAAGGCGGCAAAGTAGATATACAAATTAGGGAGCGACAGAATGCTGGATAAAAACTCAGTGCTGCTGTATTTTGTCTTGGCAGTCACCTTTATTTTCGCGGAGAGGGGTGACAGAACCAACAACCAGTGTGGAGTGAAAAACGTATGACGACTGTCGTAGGCGTTACCTTATCCAATTCTGCTGTAACCATGAGCAGCCGTGAGGTTGCAGAATTAACTCAAAAGAGCCACGGGCACGTTTGTCGTGACATTGAGAAGATGCTGGAAGAGCTGAATGAAAACGCGACCCAGTATATCCATAATTGGATACACCCCCAGAATGGGCAGGCATACCGCGAATTTCGGTTAGATCGTGACCATGTAGAATGTTTGCTTGCAGGTTATAGTTCTGTATTACGCATGAAGGTCATCCGCCGACTGCGTGAGCTGGAAGATCGAAACCCAATCCCCCAAACACTCCCTGAGGCATTACGCCTTGCTGCCGATCTGGCAGAAGAAAAACAAAAACTGCTATCAGAACTCGCCATTGCTGCCCCGAAAGCGGAATTTGTCGATCGCTATGTCAATGCGACAGGCTCAATGGTATTTCGTCAGGTGTGCAAGCTGTTACAGGCGAAAGAAACCGACTTCCGGTTATTCCTGATCGAAAATAAAATCATGTACCGACTGACCAACGGGCTGATCCCCTACCAACACCATATTGACCTTGGCCGCTTTGAAGTGAAGACCGGCACCAGCACTGTCAGCAATCACGCCTTTACCCAGGCACGTTTTACCCCTAAGGGCGTTAAGTGGATCGGCGGCTTGTGGGCTGAACACCTGGCGGCTGGTGAGGCAGCATGAGAGCGCTATTAACGCCATTTATCCAGCGCGAACTGGGTGTTGTGATGCTTAAACCCGGCGCGGATCTGTTGCCGTATATGTCTGGGCGATTGCTGGTGACCACTGAGCCGGAAGAGTTCAAAAATCTGCCTGCCGGCTTGTTGCCCGTAGAAGACCAACAGTTAGCCAATGATCCGCGTCTGGAAACTTTCTTCAGCCATGAACGGGTTATCAGTGCAGCTGGTGGACACCGGGCGCTGAAAGAGTGGGTAGAGCGGAAAGGCAAGTGTCAGTGGTCGGATAAAAAAGGCTATCACGATAAGAACCTGACCTTACTCGAGTACGACGGCAGTGCTATCTGTTTGTGCTGGTACCACGATCACAAGGTTCGGGAGCAAACACTAAAACAACTGGATGCTATCGCCGTAGCGAACCTACAGGCATGGATTGTCGATTGTACTCGTCGAGACTTGATGATGCCGAAAGAGCATCAACTGACGCTGCCAGAACTGTGCTGGTGGTCAGTGTTGTATGGAGTCTATGACCTACTGCCGGATGCGATCGCTCGTGTGTCCCTGCGAATGCCCGTTGCCAAAATAGAAACCGGTGGCACCAAAGAAAGCGATATTACCTGGTCACCGGCACCGATTCAGATTATCGAAACCAAGGTTGAACGGATGAAGCCGGTATTGGCATTAAAGGTCGATCCCGCACCACCAGCCAGTTTTATGCTCAAACCCAAACACCTGCGTTGGGAAAGCCGCAAGTATCTGCAATGGGTGAAATCTCAGCCTTGCTGTGGTTGCGGCAATCAGGCTGACGATCCTCACCACATCATCGGACACGGGCAAGGTGGCATGGGTACCAAGTGCCACGACTTCTTTACCATTCCGCTGTGTCGCCAGTGCCACGATGGATTACATCGAGATCAGCGTGCATGGGAACGGCAGCACGGTAGCCAGATAGCGCTGTTATTTAAATTTCTCGATCGGTCAATTGCGATCGGTGCTTTGGCCTGAAAATTGTTGTGTATAGGCATCCGGCACGCGGGTCGGTTAAACAGTGGAGATAGCAATATGGAATTAGAATCAGCAATTAAACAGTTTAGCCCTAAAAGCCAGATGATTACCGATGCGCCTCGTGCTACTTCATCAACTTCTCTCACTGGGCCTGACATTGCCGCAGCAATGGGCATGGCAGAGTCCAGAGCAGGATTTGGGATGGCGGCTTACATGGGTAAGCTTGGGATCAGCAAAGAAGATAAAATTCGAACGATTGAGCAGCTTACTCAATATGCTAAACAGCAGGCTCCAAAGCATGTAGGCAAAGCTGCGGGTAAACGGCTGGCGCAATGTATGGTTATCCTGGCTAAGTTTGCCTATGCCGAATACAGCAATTCAGCTGCATCAGTAACCATTTGTGCAAGCTGTGATGGGAGAGGGCTGGTTGACGAAGTCAAAACATATAAAAATCAGATGGCTGTAGATAGAAAAGAGTGGCTTGATAATTTGCCAAATGGTCTGGGGTTGTTCTACGCCAGTGAGCCAATATCGCGTAAAGAGGGTCAGGAGATTATTCAAACTCTCTGCAAGCCCTGCAATGGTAAGGGGGTTATCTCCCTGCGCTGCCGTTGTAATGGTACTGGCAAAGTTCGTGATATTGAAAAGTCTAAGCTACTCGGCGCGCCAGTAGAGAAGATATGTGAGCGTTGTACTGGTCGCGGATACAAGCGGACACCTTCATCTACAGCTTACGCGGCGATTACGGCATTGCTCCCAGAACTTAACGAGAGGACGTGGCGACGTAACTGGAAACCATTTTATGAGTCACTAGTGGCTAAATGCGACAGGGAGGAATGCCATGCACAAGATGAGTTTGGACGAATAACACGTTAACGTTATTTTTTCATCTTATCGCGTCAAGATTGAGATATTTATTTGCTTTTTGTCCGAAGTTGTCGTAACTTCTGTAAATAGTAGGACACTTGTTTAGATACTCTGTTTTACTCCATATCAAAGACCTCGCCATTGTGCGGGGTTTTTTCGTTTATATGGTGATGAGTTTGGTACTTCCCTATTACAGAGAACAAACGAAAAGCCCCGGCAAATGCCAGGACTTAATTGTTTGTGGAATGGGCGGTAGAGGTGTGCTGATAACACGGCCTCTACCATTCGCCTGTTTGGAATCTCACAGGCGAACCAAGGCCCAACGCTTGTGTGCACAAAGCGGATCTGAGCCTACCAAAAAATGGTAGAACGATCTATGAAAAACACTGTTTATTTGAACAGTATTGAGTTGGTTAACGCTGATTCCCTCCAATACATCCAAACCTTACCCGCCGAAAGTATCGATCTGATAGCCACTGACCCACCGTATTACCGGGTTAAATCCTGTCAATGGGATAACCAGTGGGAAAGTGAATCGGCTTATTTGGTCTGGCTCGATGAGTTGCTGGCTGAATTTTGGCGGGTATTAAAGCCATCAGGCAGTTTGTATCTATTTTGCGGTTCCCGCTTGGCGGCAGACACTGAACTGCTGGTTCGTGGGCGTTTTAAGCTGCTGAACCACATTATCTGGGCTAAACCATCTGGTCCATGGCGGCGCATGCATAAAGAGGATCTGCGGGCTTATTTTCCAGCCACTGAGCGGATTATCTTTGCAGAGCATTATGCGGGGCCATTCACGCCCAAGGGCAGCACTTATGCCGACAAATGCAAAACGCTAAAACAGAATGTCTTCAAGCCATTAATTGATTACTTTCGATCGGCCAGGGATTCATTGGGCGTTTCGGCAAAAGAAATAAATGCAGCTACCGGCAAACAAATGTCCAGCCATTGGTTTAGCGAGAGTCAGTGGCAGCTGCCTAGTGCTGAACAATACGTGCTACTCCAACACTTGTTTGATCGGGTTGCATCGGAAAAGTACCTGAAAGGGTGTTTGGCAAAGCCGCACCATGAATTGGTGAAGACATATCAGACGCTAGATCGGCAGTATTCAGAACTCAAAGCAGAATATGAACACTTACGCCGCCCGTTCAGCGTATCGGTTGATGTTCCCTATACCGATGTTTGGACATTTCCCTCAGTCCCATTTTACCCAGGCAAACACCCGTGCGAGAAACCGGCTGAACTGATGGAGCATATTATCCGTTCCAGTAGCCGCCCCGGTGATGTCGTGGCCGATTTTTTTCTGGGATCGGGAGCGACATTAAAGGCCGCGGTTAAGTTAGGTCGGAAGGGGATGGGGGTGGAGCTGGAAGAAGAGCGGTTTAAGCAGACCGTTGGCGAACTGCGTGATTTAGAAATTAAGCGCGAGAGTGATAAGGGGGCCTGTGAGATCTATAGCGTTTAGCTAGCCAAATAAAACTAGATTCGGCGGGGTTTTGCATTGTATGAACCCTGAAAACGAGAAGTCCCGACAATCGAGTATTCATTGTCAGGGCTTTTTTTGTTTGTGGAATAGGCGGATATCTTCATTGAAAAGTGCATATTTTATTAATGATCAGCAGCCTCACCATTAGGCATTCTTTGTTTTACTCGCCACACAATAGTAATGGCGGATTGGAATTATCACCTTGATTTACTATTTACCTCGGCCACATGGACAAATAATCCTGAAAGGTATTCATCATGTCTAATTCATTAAAATATCCCATTATTCTCGTTCACGGTTTTAGTGGTTTCGATAAGATCGCTGGAATCTATCCTTATTTTTTCGGTATTCAGCAAGCACTGGAAAAAGCCGGAGCTACTGTATTCACTGCCTCTATATCGGCAGAAAACAGTAATGAAGCTCGTGGTGAACAATTACTCAGTTTTATAAAACAAGTCATTCAGTTAACCGGAGTCCACAAGGTCAACCTGATTGGCCACAGTCAAGGCCCTTTGGCCTGTCGCTACGTCGCTGCCATTCGTCCCGAACTGGTTGCGTCTGTTACCTCCGTTAATGGGGCAAACTTTGGCTCTGAAATTGCCGATCTGGTTCGTTTGGCGGTGAAACCAGGCTCCCTTCCAGAAGCGATTGCGGGCGCAGTGATGAACGCTTTTGGCTCATTCCTTTCCATTATGACTGGTCGTCCCTCTCAACCACAAGACAGTGTCGCCGCGCTTAACTCGCTCACCAGCGAAGGCGTCGCTAAATTCAATGCCAAATATCCGCAGGGTTTGCCAAGCCATTGGGGAGGCGAAGGTAAAGAATATGAGAATGGCGTTTATTATTATTCTTGGGGTGGGATTATTAATTACAACCCGATTGAGCAGGGACTCAATAATTTTGATCCGCTGCATACTTCAATGGTTGCCCTCTCATTTCTGTTCACCAAAGAACGGTTACAGAATGATGGGTTAGTTGGGCGCTATAGTATGCATCTAGGAAAAGTTATCCGCTCTGATTATTCAATGGATCATCTGGATGCTATCAATCAAACTGCGGGGGTTGTTACCAGTAGTACCAACCCTGTTCAACTATTTGTCGAGCACGTGGCACGTTTAACATCGAAAGGGTTATAACTTTCGGGAACGTCTTAAAGGTCGCTGCAAAGTTGAGTCGGAAGGGGATGGGGGTGGAGCTGGAAGAAGAGCGGTTTAAGCAGACCGTTGGTGAACTGCGTGATTTAGAAATTAAGCGCGAGAGTGATAAGGGGGCCTGTGAGATCTGTAACGTTTAGCTAGCCAAATAAAACTAGATTCGGCGGGGTTTATCAATTATATCTATTGAAAACTTAAGAGGTTTTCTATGGATATTATTGAGTTACTAGCATTGATTGGAAAGAAAGGCGCAGAACTGACAATAAATGTGAATTCGGACAAAGGGCTTCTTGATTGGCTCACTGATTCGGGGGCAGTACTGGTTGCGATAGCGACTTTGATTTTTTCGTATTTTAATACAAAAACAACTACAAATTCTCAAATCCAAACTGCAGAAATGCATGCTAAAACTGAGACGAAAGGCAAGCTTCGTCATGAGTGGCTTATTAGTGTTAGAGGATTCTGTGCAGAATACCTAGCTACGGCAGTAACACTAAGCAATTTATATCAAGAGATTGATATGGAAGACATAAAGAAGAAAGCAGAAAGTAATGATCCAGAAGTGGAGAATTTACTGAAAAATGCACGAATATATCTTGAGTTAAGAAATGATTTGCTTTTAAAATTCTCTAAAAATTACTCGTTATTATATTTATACTTGGATAGCGATGATTATGAACCATTGCAAACTAAAATAACGGTTCTATATGATATTATTAGAGATTACAAAGGGGATTTTGTTTTTTTTGATGACGCACATAAAAAATTACTGATTGAGTCAAAAGTAATGCTCAGTAAAGAATGGGAAAAAATTCAGGAATCCTATAAAAGTTAATAGTGAATATTTAATCTAATCATTTAGATAAAGCCTAGACCCAGCGTCTAGGCTTTTTCGTTTTAGCCCACCAGCCACCCAATCAACTCCACACACATTACTCCGCATGAGTGGCTGCGCTGGTGGGCTAAATTCCTCAAAACATTAAACCCGGAGTCAGTATATGGAAATAAACTGCATAGAAGGCGGGCGGATTATCTGGATGCGCAATCTAGTAACGTCGGAAGGCATGACGAGTAACAGTTATTTAAAGGACGGGACGCAAGAAAAAATCATCGCCGCCCTTGAGGAAGCATTACTTCAGGCTAAAGGCGATCAATCATGCAGGAATAATGCTGATTGAGTGTCTGATGTTTGCCTGACGACCTTGAGGTAGTGCGATAATTATGTTCCATGAGCCAGTGCTTGGAACGGTAACGTGCGCAGGGAAGTGGCTAAAGAACCCGCCGTGATAGTTGAAACCACGATTATTCTTGTAATTACTATAATCGCTATCACTCATAACGAGCACGTTAACCTGATGTGAACATTGAACCGCAACAGTATCACCACTGTTGAGGTGTTCTTTAGTATGTAAAAAACTCAT